AGCAATTCATTCGTAATGAATAGGTCCCGGGTTCGAGTCCCGGTTTCGGCTCAAGGGGGGTCAAAATGCCCCCTTTTTTTTATTTTACGCCAATAGACTATAAATCAACATCTTACAAACCTAATCGACTGATTTCCAACATGTTTAAGTAACATTTTTAATGGCTACCACCGTTACTCTGCGTTACTTATCGTTACATTGTTGAACCAAGTGTGATACCAATTTGTTTCTGGTATCACAGCTGGTATCACACTTGGTATCACATTTACCGTAATTAACAAATTATAAATTAAAAAAGAAACAGTATGGAAACATGGAAAATCAAGCCGGTATTCGACAGAAAAAAGAAAGCAACACCGGAGAAATCAGCTAAGGTTGAAATTGAAATTCAATTCTCGCGTACAGAAAGAAAATGGATCTCAACAGACATTGAACTGTATTCAAACCAATGGGATGGAGAATTCGTTGTACGACACGCCAAATTTAAAGAATTAAATAGGGCAATAACAAAGCATATTAAAAAATTTGAGGACATTATCAAAAATATCAGAAGAGAAGGAAAAGACATCAATCTAAAAAACTTTAATATTTTTTATAACGAAAAACACGTAAAGTCTAAATCGTCATTTTTAGATTTCGCTTATGACGAGTTACAAAGAAGGGATCTTAAATGGTCAACCAAACGAGCGCACCTTATAGCACTGGAAGCTCTAAAACGCTCCGGAGTAATTAAAACATTTGACGATATCACTCCTGAAAATATAGCTTTATTTGACAGGTTTATAAGAAGAGAAGATCCAACAAGAGGACAGACAACAATACATGGATACCATAAGAGAATAAAACCTTATATTAATGAAGCGCTTCGGCTTGGACTTATCGAGGACACACCTTACAGGGTATTCAAAGATAAACATGGTAGATATAAAACAAGACAGCCTCTCACAATGGACGAACTGCAATCTATCCGCAATATAGAGTTGAATGATCGACAATTACAAAAAGTACGTGACCAGTTTATATTTCAATGCTATACCGGCTTATCATGGGTTGACTTATACATGTTTGATTATGACAGATGTACTGTAGAACATAACGGAGTTGCATATATAGACGGAGAACGTATCAAGACCGGAACCAAATTTTACACGCCTATACTTACTCCAGCAATGGAAATACTAAAAAAATACGATTATAAATTTACAGTCCCTACTGTACAGTCATTTAACAGAAGCCTTAAAATCATAGCTGAACTTATCGGCTTAAAAAAGCCATTAACCAGCCACATAGCCCGGCATACATTCGCTACCACTGTTGTTTTAGCAAATGACGTACCTATCGAAACGTTGTCTAAAATGCTAGGGCACACAAAGGTTTCAGTCACACAAGTTTATGCAAAAATTCTAAATAGTTCAGTAGAAAAACATGCGGAAAAATTAAACAGTATTATATAAATCCATCCGTTGTGCTTATGAGTTATCGCTTTTAGTTCATAGGCACAACGATATCACCCTTGCCAACACGGCAAGAGGTATCAGCCTGTATATCCACCTCTCTATACGTTCCATCGCATCACAGCAAGTAAACGACAGAAATACCAGTGAGGCACATCATCAGCATGTTCAAGCAATATGTTCAACTTATCTTCTTTCATTTTTAAACATAAAAAAAGCGGTAAAACCGTTGGGAATTACCGCTTTGAAATCTCTATAAAGAATAAATATCCTTGCATTAGGTATACCTACAATCATTGAAGGGTAAACTTGTGGCAAGGACGTAGACTTAAATTGTTGCCAAGAAAGAGGACAAACTACTCATGTCTTCGAACTCTTTTATTTCAGATTCACTTTGTCTGAAAACTCTTTTTGAATTACGACCGTTTGTTACAGCCTCCAACATGGATTTTACAAAATTAGACATGTTTACCAAAGAAACATTCTTATTTTCTTCCATCACATTATATAACTCATCCGTGAAGGAACGAGACACAAATATCACTCCAGAGAAATCTAATATAACGTCCTCTTTAATGCCATCAATGGCAGATCTTATAATATCCGCATTAGCTCTTGAACGGATATCCGTACTAATCAAATCCGCAATTTTTAACATCGTATTCATATATTTATTTTTATCGAGTGTATTTATTATAGTCAAAGTCCAATGGGACCTTAACCGGAATTCTCATTAGAATTATTGTTCCATCCCAATATATAGAATTGGGAAGCTTAACAAATACAGAACCGGAGCTGTCATGCCTATGAAACGCACCTCCGGACAACATGAAAAATGAGCCATGAAGCCCATCAGAAAGCATTTCTTTGGATGAAGATATACCGTATCCTCTATTTTCTGCATTAGGCAAGTTCTTTGTAGACTTCCCCTCATTTGCCAACCTTAACGCTTCGGCATCATTCCCATTAATCTCATCCAAAAATTTTTGGGCCTTTACATAACTTCCCAGCACGGTTATTCCATCGTCAGCCAAGACCAAATCTATACAATCCTCTTTCTTTAAATACTGGGAAAAGATATAACCATGCTTGCCTTGAGAATGTTCGTTCATGTTATCAATCAATTCTCCTAAAAGATATGAAAGAGGAGTAACGATACGATAATCAGCTCCACTTTGTGTCTTTATAATTCTTTGAAGAATGCTTTGTAAATCGTCAATATTACTTTTGTGCAAATCAAACTGACATACTGGCAAATATGTTTTAGAGATATATGGCTCCAAAACCTCTTTCATGTTGGATCCGGCATCCACAAGTAATGGGTTCTCAAAATAAACCAAGTCCAAATAGCCAGTGATACGTATCGGTCTGTTTATGCATATCACATTCTTCTCACACCTTTGCTTATATATAACAAGCGGAGCGAGAAAAAACGGATGAAAAAAAGAAGTGTTACTTAAATCCCAGCATAAATCATTCATGCAACAATTGTCAGTCTGTTGTATGACTTGAAACAGATGATTAAATGCGCTTCCTATTCTTTCATCTCTATCCACGTTTGGTATATAAATCACCTTCTTCATGATGCAAATTAAGTGATAAGTCTACATATTTGCAAATCATATCCCTTATTATTTTTAGCAGTAGTTCCCAAAAGTCAAAGAACGCTTCTGTTCGATTATTATTTTTCCAATCCTTTTCTGCAATGTTCACATAAGAACTTTTTGGCTACAGGGAACATCTTTTGACCGACATATCCACTGAGATATTGCGCTTCCTCTCCATAAGGATCAATCCCGAAAGCCTTGGAGATATGCCGGCACAAATGACCTTTTTCGTGGTCCCACGAATTTTGAAACTCTTCGGGGGTAGAAGTCAAAGAGATCACCATTACCGTCTCTCTTCTCCTGTAGTCCGAATAGGTTAGACCGGTATTCATTCTGCCTTCAGTCAGATTGCGATACGCACGCTTGAGGGAATCCCCCCTGCATCCTATACGGTACAGGTCCATAATGATCCGATCCGCCCAATAGGTGTGTACCGCATAATACACTTTGACGTGCCAGTCCCCATATTTTGGTATGTAGAACTCCTGAACAATCATATCACATCCGACCAGATTACAGGAATCCCTTTACCTATACAAGTGGCAAAGAACTCGTCAAACGCCCTGCAAGGATCGCCATCAATATCATCAAGGTAGCATTTTATATGCTTGCACAAATGTGCCTCGTCAACCAATGATTTTTTATAGAAATCCGCTTTCAGCATGTTTGCGACATAAGCAACGTCATAACCCTTGTCGTGCTCAATGGTAATTCCGTTCGCTTTCAGCATATCGTCCACTTCATCTTTGCTCCACGGCTCCAGCTTTTTCTCTTTGCCCGTGGCTTCGTCTTTCACCTTCATTTTTGAAACGGCCCATTCATAAAGTTTCTTGCTGAAATGGAATCCATACGATTCCAAGTAAAGTTTCATTCCTGATGGGAATTTGCTATATGTATCCAATCTCTGTTCCATAACTTAACTTTAATTTAAAAAGAGGGGCATTCCACCCCTCCACCATTAATAAAACTCACCGTTAGCGCGTCTGCGTCTGCGTTCGCCCATGTCATCCATACGCGGATATTCAGGAAAGTATCCGGGGTATCTGCGTTCATCCATGCCGGATGAGCTTCCACCACCTGAATAACTTCTCCCACCATCACGGAAACCCATCTCTCCGCGCATCTCTCTCATGGCTTTTTCGTAACCTTTGCGGCAGCCTTCCTTGTAGGCTTCCTCCACTTCGTCACCTCTCATACCGAAGCCGCGTCCGTAATCGTCACGCCCTTCTTCTAATATTTCCCACATTCCCATAATCATTTCTTGTTTTTAGATGCTTCAACCACTCCGAGCTGTTCCATGAGCCGTTTGTTCAAATCCATAAGGTCAGACATATTCTTGCTCATTTCCGCCATTTGCCCTTTCAGAGAGGATATTTCCTGCTCCTGACGTTGTTTCTCGGCAAATTCAGGGTTCAAGAGCGTAAGCATCTTGTCACACCCTGCAATGACGGAATTGTGGAAGTCCATGCTGTTGATGATGTCTATGCTTTTCTGTTTCATAGAAGCGACCTCGTTATTCATCGCATCACGCGAGCATGATACTACGATATTGCCGTTCTGTCCGAAGTCGGCTATATCCATGCCGGCAGGAAGATTTTGGAATGTCGTGTTCTGCCCGTTGATGCAGACAACAACATCCACAACCATTTCCATTTGGGGCAACTGTCCCATAGGGGATGCCATAGGATATTTCGGCTTGGGAGCGGAAACGCTGACCACCGGACCGTATTCGATAAACGGGTTAGCATCCTTATGAAGTATATACAATTGGTTATTGGTACGAAGTGATTGAAACATGATTGTTTAATTTTAAGGAGTGTGGTTATTCCCATTTTGGGAACCACCACAAAACTCCATGTTAATTATTACTTGCTCCGTAAAGAAGCGGTTTCTACTGTAGGAGCCGGAGCCGTTGTCGGTCTGTACCCTCCATTAACAAGATACAATTCGTTGGTGTACTTGTTATAATGAATCTCATAGATGCCGGTTCCAGCCAAGTTTGCAACAGTCACAGGCTCATTGTTATAAGCCATCAACGGTCTTGTGTCCCCATTAGTTCCTATCAATATCGGAAGTGTAGCAGTCGTACCGGCAGGTATAGCTTGTCGGAGACTGATATAGAATCCCCCAACATAATCCCTGTTACGGAACGCATGGTTAGGGAGTTCAAGAGTAACATTCTCCGTACCGACTGTCACAGCCACCGTAGGAAGAGTATTGAAGTTTGCTCTTCCGATTGATGGGAATGGGAACGGGAATCCTGTAAAAAAGTTAGGCCACATATCTACCTCCTTTCTTGCCGGATTAACCCCAGTAGTTATTGCAACCACATCCACTACGTCCGTATACAGCGTCACCCATATATGCACCGTAGGCGGCTGCACGGAAACAATCTGTATTAATAGCGGTTAAATTGGGGTATTGAACACTCACTGTATTGGGGAGCTTGCATTTGATTCCATCAACATCGCTTTGTAATGCCTGCAATCCGGCTGCCAAAGGAGCAATCTGTTGTCCTACTGCACTCAGGATAGTGGCGTTCTGATTACGCTGGGATATTTCGGCTGTTAAAGTAGCCTTTTCCGCAGTAAGAGATGCGATCTTGTCCTGCAATGCCTGATTTTGGATTGCATCAAGTTTAGCAAGGATAGCATTCGTGTTGGCAGTAGCACCGTCACGCAATGACAATGTGTTTTGGTTAGCAGTGTTGATTAATGCGTTAGTTTGGTTGCACATTGCAAGCTGACTCTCGTATCCTTGTGTGGTTACAAGCTGTTTCATATCGCAGCAACAGCTACAGATCTGAGATGTCAGAGCGTTGTTACCTTGCATAATCGCAGTCAGGATACTGTTGGTGTTCTGACCCATTTGGTTACCGAGACCGCAGATTGCCTGTGATACAGAGTTAATACCGGCAAGGATTTGGTCTGAAGAGGTGTTAACAGCTTGGGCTAATGATGCAATGTCCACACCGTTCCGGTTAAGTGTCTGCATGATCATTTCTCTTCCTTCATCGGCACCCTTATTGTTGTTGCCACCGAATCCAAAGTTTCCGTTACCGAAGATGGCTGCAATCACAATCAATGCAATGATGTCCTGAAAACCTCCATTGTTTCCGAAAAAGCCGCCGTTTCCATTTCCTCCCATCAGCCCCATCAGATAGCCTGTGTCAATTCCACGGCTCTGCAAGGACGGAAGAATGGACGCAAGCAGACCATTGTTTGCGCCGGTTCCACCGTCTTGGTTAAAAACATAAGTTCGTTCCATAAGCATTTGTATTTTGTATCCCGGTCAAAATCGACCGTGCACAAAGTACAGAATTAAACTTCTGTTATTCAATCAATTATTTGTTAAGTACTTGTTTATTCTTTGTAAATCATTTGTAATGCTCCACTTACCAATACGATATTTAAAATTATTTTTCAAGCTATTCACATGCTGTTGTGACAATCCTGTAAGACGTACAATTTCTTTTTCTGTTATACCGTTATCTATCAATGTTTTTATCAACAATGATCGTGCGTCCACACATTCCTCTTTGTTAGAGCAAAATATTTCATTTTCTTCTAAGTCAGTCACTCTGCATACAATACTAAGCACAGTGCAATACAAGTCTTTAATTCTCATCTTGAAAAAAATTAAGGTTTTAAAGAACAAATACCAATAGAAATTGTTATTAGCTTAGAAAGTCGCTAACAATTCCTGTTGGTATTGTACTCCCTATCAAGGTGAGATGTGATGGAAGGAGAGCGGCTTTCTTTTTTCCTAAGCCGCAAAAGGATCACTTTTATTATATGAGTTTTTTCTATGCCACACTTCTACCTGTGGCGGATAATACTTGATGTTGCTATCTCATCTTGCACCTCCTTTCTGTTGATTACCATATTCTATAACTTATTCCTGCGATAACCGCAGGAGAAAAGCCATCCTTACCAAATCCATAACCGGCTGTTATTCCCAGTCCCCATCTTCTGGGTTTTATCTTCACCGTGTGATGGATATCGTTTGTTACTGTCTGTGTTTTAGAGCAAACATAGATACTATCTAGGTTAGGTCTGTAACCACTCACATAAGCGATGTAATCACTATCTCTGTATATCTTCTGCTCAACAGGAAGAACAGTGTCTCCTACATGGATTGTATCACCATCATGCCAACACAGTATTGGAGAAGGAAGATAATATTTTACAGTATCTCTCTTTACAATGAGACTTGTACTGAACACCGTATCCGTTCTTGCCTCTATAACTGCTTCGGGGGATGGCTTTACAAACCATCCTAAACCGAAAGCGAGTACAATTATTAATATATAAGGAAGCCATTTCATATTATTGTATTTAAATAAGTACCAATAGCAATGCTATCGCTATCGCAATCCATATATAGATCCTTTGTTTCATAAACTTAACACTTGTTTTCTATTGGCACCGTCAGCTCGATAACTGACGTGCACCCAAGCGAAGTTAGACTCGTCAATCAATTGATCATAGGGCAGATTCTTTCGGATATACTCAAACAACAACTTGTTTTGCTGACGGTCTCCAGTGTCAATATCAGCAGCTTCCCCCTTCATGTGCTGCGAGGTCTTGCTTCCCTTGACAGCTGCATTAAGTTCCGGACAGCGATAGCCACTGTTTATTGTTATAGGCTTTCCCCACCATGTGCGTAACGGGTCCAGTACGTTATCCACCAAGGCAGTTAGAGCAGTCACATGCTCCTGTCTGCATCTGTTGTTGATACCCAAGCGGTCAGCAGTCGTTGACTTGCAGAGTTCCGCAATTGTAAAATACTTCATTTTTTATCCTCCTTTTTATTTTCGTTGTCAAATAGTATCTGAGCCATGATCTTGGCAATATCATCCTTGTTCTCGATAATCACACTCATTGTGTTTTCTGCCTTGCGCAACTCCGCTTTTTCCCATGATTTTTCACGAACTGATTTAAACTCACAGAAAATGCAGTACCCTGTCCAAATCATTGAAAAAATAGGGAAGGGGATAACTACGCAGCATAACAGGTCAATGAAGCACAATTCTATGAACGGGGTGAAATACTTCTTCGCTTTGACGGCTGTTTTCTTATACCCCGTGGATGTTCTTGCCTCCCCCCGTTGCTTGGCTTTCATTACTCCCGTGATAAGGTCTACTAACATAGCCCCCATTGTAGCCGCAATACACAAGGCTATAAGCACAATATGTATCATCATGTGCTCGTTGATAAAATTGTAAATTACGTCTTTCATTTAAAGTAAGTTTTGAACACATTAATATGATAGATATTCACCTGTCCATAGTTGGCATCAAATATCTTCTTGATCTCGTAGCCCAATCCATAAGATAATGCTTTCATTCTTCGCCAGTTGATGGAACGCCAGTTCATATTATGCTCCTTTGCCCAACGCTTGATACTGTACCATTCTTTGGATTCATCAAGTTGCTCGGTCTTCTGTTCTATTTGTTTCTGTTGCTCCTCAATCTTCATTTGCTGTTGGGCAGCTAGCATAAGAGCCTCTCCAAAAGATTGAGGGACGTTATACTGAGAGTGAAGCGAGTAACTACCTGTATTTACCACCGAAGGAACAATCTCATCAAATATCCAACTCTCAAACTCGTCAGCTTTCGGCATCTGACTTTTGGTTATCAAGCGATAGATGTTGCCTTCGCTAATAAACTTCATTGATTTCATTTGTATAGCTGGCGTACCATCTGCTTTTAATCCAGTTTGTACCCCTACTTCCCGAATCGTTATGGAGGCTGGTTTACAGTGATCTATAATTGCTTTTGATGGATTCGAATACTGTAGAGAAGTGGCAATATCCATTCCGCAAAACCAACTTTTACCATTTTCAATATACATACGAACCTTGCCAAATAGTGGATGTTCGTAAACCATAATTTCACTCATTTCAAGAGCAGACGAAACTTTTTCTACAACTAGCATATTACTTCTTATTATATATTTAACAAACATGTCCTGCACTTTTGCATCACATTAATTATCAACGTTTTTAATTACTTTTGCCTGTTGAATTTTCGTAAGTCGTTGATACAAAATCTAAACGCAAAAATGCGTTTAGTAATTCACCATCTGTATTAAGAATTGACAATACTTCTTATTACAGAGGCATGTCTTCTTTATTTGGTCATACAAAACAAAAAAGAGCCTGCTACGGAAACTAATCCGCAACAAACTCTTGGCTTTATCAAATATGTAGTATGTCCTTTCGTCATAATCAATGTGGCGTGCATCTTCACACGCTTCTACAAAGATAAATATTGCTTCTTTCTTTCGCAAATAAGAATACAAAAAAAAGAACGACCGCCAGCAAAAAGCACAGCAGCCGTTCAATCCACGCCCTACTCTCTATCCCATTCTCCCAAGAAGACAATAGCGAAGATATCAAACAGGTTGTATCCACATGGGAAAAAGGTTAATAAAATATATGTTGTATAATCTGTTATTTTAATTTAGATTAAACAAAAATAATATTTAAATTGTTTGCTAATGAATAAATTAATTTGTTCCTTTGTAGCAGGCAATAGCCTTCATGGTGTGAAGTTACACCATACCCACTTTTAGAACGTGATCACTGTGGAGGCAATTGCTGTATTATAACGGCGGTTGCCTTTATTGTTGAACAATGAAACATTGGTTTAAGATACCTTCTTTAAAGAAGTCGAATAAGGATATGTATAGTGATGCTACTTATCATGGTAAAGATGATGGTGGTAATTTTATTTATGTTCCTAAATGGGTGGAAAATCTGTTTTATGGCAATAGAGGGAATATAGATTTTGACATGTCGACCGTTGAAGGGAAATCAAGGGCCTTACATAAATGTTGGCCGTTTGCAATGGTTCTAGATCATTGCGGAAGAATGATGCAGAATGGGCGGTATTATGTGACGGATATTAACGGAAACGAGAAGAGGAGTTTCAAAGACATTGTGACTCTTCTGAATCGTCCGAATGTGATACAGAGTGGGCGTTCTTTTATAAAGCAGATTGAGATATCTTTGAAGTGTTTCGGATTTTGCCCTGTCTATACACTAAGAGCTTTAAAGTCTGATCTCCCTAAATCCATGATGGTAATACCTCCCGAATTATTCTACATGGAATCATTCGGTAAGGATCCGTTTACTCAAACAGAGCTTTCTTCAATTGCTAGTAAGGTATATATACGTTGGGGAAATGAGAATATAGAACTTGGTGATGAGGAGTATTTTGTCATATACGATTCGATAATGGATATTCCAAGTAATAATGGAGGGAGAATTACCTTCCACTCCCCTGTGGACGCATTATCTACTCATACTCGAAACTATATGGCTCAACTGATAGGGAGAGGAAACCTTATTGTTAATGGAGGACCTAAAGGGATACTATACGGGAATGATACGACTGACGTAGGGAATGCAGCTATTACTCCGTCTGAATCCAAGAAATTGCAGGATGATTTCAAAAGGAAATATGGTATAGTGCATAAGTTGTATGAAATCATGGTGACTCCTAAGAAACTAGGGTGGATTACATTAGGGTCAAATACAGACCAATTGAAGCTTCATGAGGAGGATAAGGCGTGTTTGGAAGCGATAGCTCAGACGATAGGCTTTGACCCCAATCTGATTATACAAGGAAGTACTTATGATAACTCTTCTCAAGCAAAGAAAGCGGCATATCAGGACCTTATTATACCTGACAGTGAATCTATAACAGAGGCTCTGACTAATGCTATATGTAAGGACAGGGCAATAATCAAAATGGACTTCACTCATGTCCCTTGCCTTCAAAAGGATATGAAAGAATTGGCGGATGCCTTGTCTACAGCCTCTAATGCTGTAGCTTCATTGTATAACAATCGGCTGATTACTTTTGAAGAGGCAAGAACCGAAATGTCCAATTTTACAGATATTGATCCTGATAATCCTAAGGGAGAATTTAAAAGTGAAATAAATAATGATGGAGACAAGCAAATACAAAAACAGGCTGGGGAAGCAGTATAAATCCTTAGCTTTTTATGCAAAGGAGATACAATATGATTCTGGCAGCAGAACTATCAGTGGCTATGCTGCGGTTTTCAATAACATTGATAAGTCCGGTGACATGCTCCTGAAAGGTTGTTTTTCAAAAAGCATACAGGAGAGAGGCCCGGGAAGTTCTGCTAATGATAAGATTATCATGTTGTGGATGCATGACATGCATGAGCCTATAGGACGCATTACGCTTCTGCAAGAAGATGAGAAAGGGCTTTACTTTGAAGCGTCTATTGATGATGTGGAAAGAGGAAATCAAGCGTTGAAGCAGCTTGAAAGTGGCACTTTGAACCAGTTCTCTATAGGTTATAGTTATGTATGGGAAAAATGTGAATATGACAGGGAACGTGATTGCTTGGTTGTAAAGGAAGTCATTCTGTATGAGATATCCGTAGTGTCCATAGGATGTAACGGAGAAACTGAATATCTTGGTCTGAAATCGGCAGAAGAATATGAAAGTGCGTTGGAGTCACTTCCGGTTGAAATAAGTGATGTATGTAAAGGACTTCCGATAAGAAAGAGGGAGGAAATCCAAATGTTAGTAAGAAAAGCGATGTCACTCGCTCGATACAAGCCGGCAGACAAGCCACTTGATGAAGAGGGAGCCGATGAAAAAATAAAACTATTTACAAAACCTTTAAAACTTAAAGAAGCATGAAATTTGACTTTTTAAGCAAAATTGATTTGTCGGTAATGGATGAGGTTTCCGTGAAGTCATTACAGGCGTTGCAGGACGCAATAAACGCTACTGTAGGCGATTTCATGGACGATACTATCGACAAAAAAACTTTTGAGGATAAATTAAATGAGGTTTCTCAAAAGATAGATTCCGAAAAGGAATTGGAAACAGTGCGTAAGGAACTTGGTGAGATGAAAGAGATAATCGTTCGCATGAAAGGTGCAATGCATAAGAATGAAGACGGGCAAATGGTGTTCAAGTCTGTAGACCAACAGATTGAAGAGCAACTGAAGGATTTCATCACAGTAGGCAAGCATGGAGAGAAAACTGTGGACTTGAAAACGGCTTGTAAGCAGTCTATAGGATTTAAGAAAAACCTTACGATTGTTGTCAACAGAAAAGATGTATCTCCTGTGGCAAGTACAAATGTGGCACCACATTATAATATGACTATTGATAATCAATTGTCTGTTGAACCACGCTCTCAGACTGTAATCCGTAAATTTGCGAATGTGGCAGCAATATCTACACGATCATTGACTTATGCGGAGTTCAATCCGGGTGAAGAAGAAGCCGAATGGGTTCCAGAAGGCGGTCTTAAGCCTATGATGAGCGGTACATTAGCAGAAGTTACTATCAATGCCGGTAAGGTGGCTCTTGGAACAAAGACATCCGAAGAAACATTATCTGATTTGCCTCAGTTGGTTGCGGAGGTTAGGGCTGAGATTATCAATCGTATTGGTTTGAAAGAAGAAGAAGGTATTCTGTCTGGTACTGGTTCCGGCGGTCAGATTAAAGGGATTGGGAGTGATATACCTACATTCTCTTTGACAGCTCTGAAAGTAGAGAAACCCAACACTTATGATGTTATTGTTGGTATGTATACACAAATTGTATCAATGTCCAATATGGCTTATCGTCCAAATCTTGTGCTTATGCATCCTCTTGACTATGCGCAGATGCAGTTGACTAAGGATGTTAATGGGCAATATCTTCGTCCTTTCCGTATTGGCGATGAACTGATTCAAGGCCTGAGAGTGGAAACCAGCACAGCAATCAAGCAAGGTGATATTTGGGTTGGCGATTTTAACTATCTTAATATCCGTGATGTATGGGTTCTTACCATTACACTTGGATGGGAAAATGATGATTTCACTAAAAATATGGTGACTATCCTTGGTGAAAAACGTCTTATGGTGTATATTAAAAAGCAATATAAAACTGCATTTGTCAAGGATAAGATTGCGACCGTTATTGAAGCTATAACCCCTGCCGGTATTGGCGGATAAATTTATTAAACATTATGAAAGTAAATTTGACTAAAACTTATGAGGTTGAGTTCGCAAAGGACGGGGCCGTTTATAAAAAAGGTGATAAAGTAAGTGTTAATATGTTACTTGCAGGTAAGTTCTTCCAAGATGGACGTGTTGCCACTGTTCCTTCGGAATTGATGGAGGACGCTAAGAAAATCGGTGCTGAAGATTTGTTCAATAAAAAGAAGAACCTCAAAGATATTGTGTAATGTTGGTGGATTATACTTTTTTCCAAGGTGGTATTCTTGATATCGAAGGTGCAGTATTGAATATACATACTCCTTCTGAGACTAATAAGGCAATTGTTGACAGCCTTCAAGGCTTTGTAATGCAATATGAGCCGGAATATTTAGAGAAGCTCCTAGGGGAAAAGTTGTATAAGGAATTCTCATCCTATATTTCCAACGATGGAAAAACTAAGGAAAAAAGATGGGATGATCTTATAGCGCATCTTGTCATGAAATATAGTGTTGGCGATAGGGAGATTTCCAAATCCCCCATCGCCAACTATATATACTTCCATTACTTGAGACATAATCACACTCAGGCGACTATTACAGGAGTGAAGGCTGATGGAGATGATGGTCGTCTTGTAAGTCCCGAAAGGAAAATGATGTTTGCATGGAACGACATGGTAAGAATGAATATCAGACTTGTGAGATGGCTTCAAGCCAATAATGCGGACTATCCGGATATCGCCACCGATTTCGAATTGATGGAAACAATTAATTCCTTTGGGTTATGATAATTGATATAATATCAGATGTATGTGCTTCCTTGTCAAAAAGAATGGATCAACAGATAAATTACATATATGGTGACAGTTCTTATATAAGGGAAACACTTCTTCTTCTTGGGAAAAGCAGGGTGACAGCATCGGGAAAATTCCCAATGATAGGGCTGTATGTTCCCTTAGACGAGGAAAGGGATAGTGAGAATTATTTTTGTAAGGCATCTGTAAACATAATAATCGCTACCAATACACTGGAAAAGTATACAAATGAACAACGTCGTGAGATATCTTTTGAAGGTATTCTTCGACCTTTGTATTACGGATTCATAGAAGAGTTAAAAAAATGTGATAAATTTGATTTCGGTTACTCCGGTATTGTAAGCCATACATATTCAGAAAATTATAGTTTTGGAAGACGTGGCGCTGTTGATGTTGACGGTAAGGAAGTTGGCGAAAAGATAGATGCTATTGAAATAAAGAATTTGGATTTAACAGTTAAAAATCAGAATTGTTATGCGAACAGATATTAGAGAGTGCGGCAGCACGTCCGGATTTAATACTGGAATGAGTTACTGCCCCCTGCAACCGGACAAGGTCGCAGGTGTTATATTGGTCATTCATGGCAAAAAACTGCCCAAGGAATTGACTGCTGATGCTTTGGAGGAAGCCTGTCATGCTGATTATCCGGACAGAATTTATCCTATTACAGGATTTTCGGAATACGCGGTAAGCGGCGGTGAACCCAATACAACAGAAAATGGTTATGCCGGGTCGGAAATAACGGGCTATTCGGCAAGGACGGATACATTCACGTTGCGTAAGTTTAATCTAGCTTTACAAGCTAATCTTGTAGCCAACAAGGATACATTGTTTGATATGTATGTTTTTGACAAGAATAATGTAATCTACGGAGAAGATGACGGGACAGATGAACTTGCGGGTTTTGCATTATCTGGTGTTTACCCTACAGGACAGGCTTATGATTCAAGCGGTCAGAAGGCTTATCTTGCGTTTAATGCGATGTATTCCGATACCGAGAAGATGATGAAAAACATGTCTGTAAAGCAAGCGGGTGTCAATTTGGAAAATGTTCTCAAGGGATTGAATTACGTTGAGTTTGTCAAAATGACATCTCCTGAAAATACATATAAGCTCGTGGATCATTATGACCGCACGGATCTTACTGCATATTATGGATCTATATTGTCTGAGAAGGCTTCAACGGTCGTTTCTGGTGCATCAGCACTGGAATACAGTAACGGTGTGCTTACAGCGACAGGAGGTGTGCCGGTGCTTAAATCTCCTTCTATTTTACAGGCTAATGGGGTCATTGGAATTGAACAATGGGTACAATGAGAATTAATGGAGTCACATTTATAGAGTCCGAGGTGGTCAAACTTTCATTGGATGAGTTTGTCGCTCAGAATATAGATGTATTCTGGAAGGACATTTCTAGAGAAAGGCGGAAATCAAGGCTGGTTTCCGTATATAATAGAATTATCAATAACAGTAATTTAGGAGGCGGGGGAGATTGATCCCCCGTTTTGCTATGACATTGGAGGAATACGCGAGATGTTGGAAGAAATTGGCTGATGGCATTCAGCCAATGATAAGGGATAAGATGGAAAGGGATGTTCCTCAGTTTGAGGAATATATACGAGAACAGCTATATAGTGGTGTTGATGGCGATGAAAGTCCTTTAATTCCCGGATATACAGAGGACCCATACTTTAAAAAAACTTATGGAGAGCATTGGAAGAAAAACGCCGAACGCTATAAAAATTGGAAGACAAAGATACAGAAACCGAAACCTTCATATCTGGGTTTTTCTGCAAGAGGGAACAATACTCCAAACCTTATCATACGTGGAGATTTTTATAGTTCCATCACGGCAATACCAATATCAAATGGTATAAGGATTGCCAGCTATGGCGTTTCTTTTGGTTCTGATATTGAGAAGAAATATGGCTATAAAATTTTCAAGGTAAGCTCCAAAGCAAGGAGGCATTATGTTACGTACAGGCTTATGCCCTCTATTGATAAATTTATAAGGAGGTGCGAATTATGAAAAACTGCTTGTGTCAAGGAAATAAATCAATGAGGGAGATGGAACATATGCGTTCAATCGCAGAGAAGGCTGCTGTTATGGATGAATGTGTTTATATATTATACAAGGTTGGAGATGTGTATAAGTTCTGTCGTGAAGGTGAAAACTGGTCGGGTGAGTTTGTAGAATTCATATTTCCGTAAAATGGTGATTTTTATCATTCTATTATTTTGGCGTTTCCCGTATTATTTATTAATTTAGCAACAGCGATAGATAGAGGTTTCGCATAGAAAGATATTATATATTCATTAAGAGTAATGGATATGATGCGGTGACCGACTCCTCTATATCGGTTGCCGCATTTTTTATATCCCGTATTAAGATGTACGGAACATCTTGTGAACGAAAAGACATGAAAACGAATCAAATCATGATTCGCCCAATGGGTGAATTTACAGTTAGTCAGAGAACAAAAGATGGCTATTTTGACGGTGGGGACTTGTTACGTCAATGGAATTCAGTAAAAGGAAATGAACAAAGAAAAATGGATGAGTTTCTTTTGGCTAAAAGAACTGGAGATTTTATAGAAGCGCTCATAGCTGAAGAACGTGAAAATGGTTTAGGGGAAAATTCCCCTAAAATTGATAATCAGGTAGTTAAGAAGAGTAAGGTTAAAGAGAAGGGTAAAGCTGGCAGACCTAAAGAAGAAGTATGGATGCATCCTTTCTTATTTACCAAATTTGCCATGTGGATTAATCCTCGCTTTGAAGTAAAGGTAATACGCTTCGTATATGATGAGATGATTCAATACCGTAATTTAGCTGGAGATGCTTATCCTGCTATGTGTCGTGCCGTTTGTTCAATACTCCCTGGGGATATATTCCAGAAAAAGATTAAGGACTTAGCCAAGTCTCTAAACATCATAGTTTATGGCAAACATGAATCAGAAATGCGTAATAAGATTGGCGATGAAGATAAAATCCGCGAATTATATGAGTTAGAATTACAGATAGCTCAATGGATAGATTTAGGCTTTATCAAAGACTATAACAGCCTTAAATCTACATTGACTAAATTGTATTACCGGAAATATCCCAATGTTCTCCCAATGTAAATATTGATTTTTCCTCAAATGTCTTGTGCGAAAAGATATTTATTTTTTAATTGAAAAACAAAACTATCATTTATGTTGTAATTTAGATTTTGTCTAAATTATAGTATAAAAACGCCATATCATTAATTACCTTGAGTTACTCTGCATTACTTTACATTACAGCCTGCTTTAGATTGTTTTGTATTGATTTATAATGTGTTGTATAATGTAAAAACATCATTTACCTTTGTAGCCGTTGCAAGTAGAGAGGCAACAGACACATGATTAAACAATCGCTCAAACGTGAGCCTTCTTTATATTTGGAAATCCGTTGCCTCTCTACTTTAGCAACGGATTTTTTCTTTCCTATAAGTTAGATTAAATCCATACAATCGGTTCTATCAGTGCCCACCGTGCGGAACTTTGGATTAAACCAATGACAGCCGTGAGATAAAAAGGCTCTTCTGTTTTATACTGTATGTCTTTTATTGGCAAGACCTGCTCTGTTCCCATCACCTAACAACAGGCGCCCAAGCGTTGTATTACGATAACCAATAAGAGATGAAGCAAAGATGTTGGAGAAGCATCCAGTATTAAAGCAACAAAATGAATAATTGAAGTTTAACAATGTTCATCCGCCTCCTAATAATTATCTTGGGAGAAAGGGTGAGGTATAAAATTAACCAATATGACAGAACTCGTATTCAAAGGTCAGAATGACCAAGTTTTAACTAACAGCCTATTGGTGGCTGAAAAGTTTGGAAAAGAACATAAGCATGTCTTAGATGCTATTAGAGAGCTTATACAGGGGTGTGCCGAAACTTCGGCTGACCCTATGTTTGTTGAAGCTATAACGAATAACAAGAGCGAACTTTAATATTATTATATGGATAATTCGATTAAGATATTTAAGAATGATGTATTTGGCGAAGTACGAGTAGCTGGAACAAGTGAAGAACCGCTTTTCTGCTTAGCTGATGTTTGCAATGCAGTTGAGTTGAGTAATCCTTCATCAGTAAAAACAAGATTAAACGATGAAGATTTGCAACTGCTTGATTTACACGCCCTAAATCCTGATTTATACGTAAATGGGAATTCATTTGCTACGTTTATAACAGAATCAGCCTTCTATGACGTTCTTCTTTTTAGTTCTAGCAAGAAAGTAAAACCGTATAGAAGATGGGTTACGCATGAAATATTGCCCTCCATTCGTAAGTACGGTACGTATATGACGTCCGATACTATAGAAAAGGCTCTTACATCTCCCGACTTTCTGATTCAACTTGCTACTACTCTGAAAGAAGAAAAACAGAAACGGATTGAAGCAGAAAAGAAGGTGGAAGAACAAGCCCCCAAAGTTCTGTTTGCTGATGCTGTAATAGGGAGTCGTTCTTCATGTCTTATAGGTGAACTGGCTAAGATAATATCTCAAAATGGATTCCATGTTGGGCAGAACAGGCTGTTTGAGTGGCTTCGCAATAATCATTATTTAGGAAGTGTTGGTGAACGTAGAAATATACCTAATCAGCAATATGTTGAACAAGGTCTGTTTGAATTGAAGAAAGGTACACGATCCGGCAATGATGGAGTGTTGCGTACTACTATAACAACCAAAGTTACCGGGAAAGGTCAATCCTACTTCATAAACGGTTTCCTGACTGGCAAATTCATCATTTAACCGATTGTACAACATTTCAAAGAACGAATTATGAAAAATACATTTGAATCAGCAAGTTACATTGGATTTATATTGTCAATTGTTTAATATTCATACCATTGTGTAAGATAAAAACATCATTACCTTTGCATTTGTAACAAGTGCAAGTCGTTACTTGATGTTGATTAAATATTCTCCTATTGGAGTTTATATATGACTGTACCGTAGTAGCTTGCACCTATTACGAGACTTTTTTTTATACGATTCCAAGCGTGGATAGTATAAGGGAGGAAAGCAGGAGTGAATAATGGCACAATGGGGTTCGATTCCTCACCTGCTACAATCAGTCAAAATAAATCCCCGGAGGCGGAAGTGACTGAGCCGCCAACGGGGAACAATATTAATCTTATATCGCAAAGATATGGAAAATTTTAATAAGTTAGTACCTATTGATGGGGAAAATGGCGAAAAAAGAACAATAAGTTCACTGCAAATTGCAGAAATTACAGGTAAGGCATATTGTGGCGTGTTGAAAGTCATTAGAAAGATGGATATTATGCGTGTGAAAATAACAATGAAAAATATATTTTCATTATTTGTTTGTTTGAAAAAATGTTGTATCTTTGTAGTGCGACACTTTTATATACATACTTGGTTTGTGGAATTTTTATGTTCCATTGATAGCTGCTGCCTAAAATATAAGCAGAGGTTTCTCCGTGCATATTCGCCCACAAGCCAATATGAAAGTGTCGCAACTTGGAGAAACTCTCTGCTTTTTTTATTTATTAACTTTTAATTTTCATTATTATGCGACACTTGAATGAAAATCAAATCTTCCAATACAACGGAAGTCCTATCACCTTTCAGAAAGGCGATAGTGTAATGGTAAATGCCACAGAAATGGCTAAACCGTTTGGAAAACGTTGTAATGACTTTTTGTCAACAAAACAGACGAAGGAGTTAATTAGTTCATTATCAGCCAAAACGGGAATTTCCGCAACGGGTTTAGTTACTGTAAATCAAGGAGGTAACAATCAAGGCACTTGGATGCACGAAGATGTAGCCTTAGAGTTTTTATCCACATTATCAGCCGTTAGGATAATTCCCCTAACGGGTTTGGTAGATAAAGCCTTCAAAAAAATATTGTTTTCGTTTGGTAGCTTAAGGAATTGTTGTACCTTTGCAGTGCTACAAGTTGATAGAATTATCTATCTCGCAGAGCAAGCGGTTAAGTTGCTCATATTTTATATGGGTATTTTTTATGCTCATACTTTAGGATATTGGCGGTTGCCTATACGTAAGTTATTGTGTGCTCTTCGGGGTAGACTATCAACTTGTAGCAGCGTATATGGTAACCGCTTTTTGTTTGCCTATTGCCTTCATAAATAACTTTTAAATGCTACAAGTTATGACAGATTTAATTTTATACAAAGAAACGATGAGTTCACTTGAAATAGCTGAACTCACTGGAAAGCGACATGATGCTATCTTACGTGACATCAGAAACTTACTTAATCAAGGAGTAAACGCCCACAATTTTGTGGAGGTTGAATACACCGATAAAAAGGGTGAGAAAAGACCTTGTTATGAACTTACAAAGAAAGGTTGCCTAATCCTTGCCAGCGGATACGATGCAAAACTCAGGGAAAAGATTATAGATCGTTGGGAAGAATTGGAAAGGGACAAACAAAACGGGAATTTTCAAACTCCTAGCACCTACATTGAAGCATTGGAAGCTTTGGTAGCTTCTGAAAAGGAGAAAGAACGGATGCGTATTGAATCGGAGCAACAGAAAAAGCAAATCGAACAGAAAGATGCTAAGATAGCAAAGATACAGCCCAAAGCGGATTTTGCCGACAAAGCCTTTGCGATGGAAGGCAAATGTGATATAGGACAGGCTGCCAAGATACTCGGCTTACCATTCGGACGAAATACCTTGTTCAAGAAGCTTCGTGAAGCAGGAGTATTCTTTGCTAACAGGAATGAGCCAAAACAGAAATATATTGATGCAGGCTACTTTGAGATGAAAGAAAAGCCTATCCCAAGAGATAATCATCCGGGCTTTGTCGTGATGGTTGTGCTATGCACACAGAAAGGGCTTGCATACATCAATTACCTGTTTGGTGGCAAACGTTCTGACGGAAAATTGATGAAAATAGCCTAATTTAAATCTTACATATTAATCAAGTCTTTCCCACCTTATCTTACGAGGTGGGCAGACTATTTACATCCGTTAACGTTGCGATTCGCAACATAACCCGAAAAGACTATGAAAACAATAGATAAACTTGAAATTATACTTCAAAAAATGGAAGAACAAAATAATAGACTTGAACAGATATACGGCAAGCATCTCAAACTGATTGTATGCACTGGGAAAAGAAGTGAGAAGGTGAAATTTAAACATGAAGATTGAAATGCTATGTTTATAATTTATTTAGACAATATTCTAAATTGTAAACAAATGTGTCGTAATGTTTTGATTTGATTTTAAAAGTATATTACTTTGCTGAAAATAACCAAATTATTATAACTATATAAAAAAAGTATGATATGACAATAGGAACTGTTGTTTTTTTATTAGCAACTGCTATAGTCTTGTTTATGGCCAGGACTGTTATTATGCGTTTTTTAAAAGATAATCTATTGATAAATCTTTCTAAAGGAACTTATGCAAAAAGTGTAATTATTTTTATTTCTTTAATTACTGTTTTATTATTGTATACTGGTGGTTATTTTAGAGTTAATAAAAGGGAAAGTTCTAATAATAATTCTTATGTAGTTTCGCAGGCGTTCAGAGATGCTAAGAACGGTATAAAAAAAATATTAAAATCTCCATCATCTGCGAAATTTGCAGATGAATTTGATGATGAAACAAAATATAAAATAAACTCTGATGGATCAATTATAATTCAATCCTATGTTGACTCGCAAAATAGTTTTGGAGCTATGGTCCGTACCCATTATAGATGTACTGTAAGGAATGGAGAAATAGAAGATGTTGTTACATGGTGATTGATTAATATTTTCACTTTAGAGAGAATATTTATTGAAAAAAGAGAAGGTTTTGCTTCTCTTTTTTATTTTCTTATCTTTCTAATAATGAATTAATCACTATCTTTGCTCTTAGAAGGTGCATGAAGTCATGTATCACCCAAAACTTACGAAAAGACTATGGCAGGAGCAGAATTTAAAATCACGGATGAAATCTCGTCCAGTATATTTACAAAGCTTGAAAAACTTTCTAAGGATTTGAAAACATTGGATGATGATTTTAAGAGAACATCCAATAGTTATGCGGATTTTGCTTCGAAACTGGCGATTCAAATCAATGCAAGTCCTGGAAATTTGTCGGAATTGGATAAAAAAAGCAAGGAATACGAGCAGACAGTAAAAAAACTACATGATACCCAGAATAAACTTGCCGACTTGCAAAAAAAATACAAGGAATCACTTAAGCAAGTTAATGAAGTAACCAAACAGGCGGTAAAGAATGCGCAAGAGGACGCAAAAGCAAAGAAACTTAATGCTGAAGCTGAATTGAAACTTGAGAAGGCGCAGACAGAGCGTCTACGCCAGCAAAAACTACTGAATCAGGAACAGAAAAAACAAAAACTGACTACAGAACAGGCGATACAGCTTTCAAAACAAGAAGTCCATTCAATTGCTGAAGCTGAAGCTGTAAACAAGCAATTACGTCAGGCTGTGAAGGATTTGACAGATGCGGAAGATAAAGAAGGGAAGATACGTCAGCAATTGAATTCGGTAATAAATCAGAACACTAATTATATAAAAATGAATCGCGATGCGTATGTGCAGGCGAAAATGACAGTCGGCGATTACAAGGAGCAGATAAAACTGGCAATAGTGGAATTGAAGAACGGCAATGATTCAATGAAAAACTTTGGTATTGTCGCAAAAGGGTTTGGAGGAATAATCAAGACTAGTATTGCTGATGGAACCAGAAATGTCGCTTCTAATGTGGGTTCAATGATCAAGGGCTTTGTCGGAGCCCAAGCGGTTATTACAGGAATTCAGAAGCTAATAGGAGCATTTAAACAGGGGATTAATACGGCAATTGACTTTGAAGCTGCAAACAGTAAGCTCGCAGCCATATTGGGTACGACCAAAGGAGAGATAAAAGACTTGACAGCAGATGCTAGGCGTTTGGGAGAAACGACAAAATACACCGCCTCAGAAGCGACCAACCTGCAAATAGAATTATCCAAATTAGGCTTTTCCAAGACAGAGATACTTGATATGACCGAGGGAGTGCTGAAGTTTGCCCAGGCTACTGGTGCTGAATTGCCGGAAGCTGCTGCTTTGGCTGGTGCGGCTCTACGTATGTTCGGGGCTGATACGGAAGAAACGGAACGGTACGTATCCGCAATGGCTGTCGCAACAACCAAGAGCGCCCTTTCCTTTTCCTACCTTCAGACAGCAATGCCCATCGTCGGACCTGTTGCCAAGGCCTTCAACTTCACAATAGAAGACACATTGGCCTTATTGGGCAAACTGGCAGACGCAGGATTTGATGCTTCCATGTCGGCTACAGCCACCCGGAATATATTACTGAATTTGGCTGATGGCAGTGGTAAATTAGCACAAGCTCTTGGTGGACCAGTTAAGACATTACCGGAATTGGTTGACGGAATGAAAAGATTAAAAGAACAAGGGATTGATCTGAATTCCACACTGGAAATGACCGATAAACGAAGTGTGGCAGCTTTTAACGCCTTTCTGACCGCATCAGACAAGATCGTTCCTCTCCGTGACCAGATTACAGGAGTGGAAGATGACTTGAATAAAATGGCCGATACTATGGGGAACAATGTACAAGGCGCATTGTATAACTTATCATCAGCCTGGGAATCTTTGATGCTGACTATAATGGACAATACCGGAGCCATGAAGGGTTTTATCGACATGGCAACAAATGGCATACGCAAAATAAATGAATGGCTAATGAGTGCGGAACAACTTGCAGATAAGCAAGTTGAAACAGCCAAGAGAGCAGCATCCCCTTATGCGGAGGAATCCATAAAATCTGAGATTATTGCCATAAACCGTTTGAAAGATGAATATATAAAAGCTGGGGATGACGAAACGACAGCGTTGGAAAAAGCCAAAAATGAAAGAATTGCCGTTCTTGAACAGGAGTTATCAAAGCAACAGTCTTTAAGGAATAAATTCTATAATGAGAACCAGCAATTATGGAAAGATATGGAAGATGCTTCATTCTTCAAACAGGCGTTGGGATTGGAAAAGACAAATGCCGAATTCGGTAAGGAACAGACAAGAACTTGGAATGAATATCTGGATAAAGTAACTAAAGTGACTTCTTTGGAAAAACAGATTGCGGATATCAGGGAAATATCAAATTCTATTGATGATGCATCTGGAACGTCTACGACTTTAACAGACAAGCAAAAAAAGAAATTGGAGAAGCAACGTAAAGAACAACTTAGAATCGATAAGGCGTATCAGCAGAGCAGATTGGAGTTAATGGATGAAGGTCTAGAAAAAGAACTTGCGAGTATTCGGTTGAATTATACGCAACGTATAGCAGAGGTGAAAGGAAATAGTGAGAAAGAAAATGAAACCCGTAAAAACCTTGCTGAGAAGATGCAGGAAGAACTTGCCAATAAAGAGATCGATTTCTATCTGAGTCAGGAGAAGAAAAAGTTACAGATAACATTAGAAGCAGTCAAAGAGGGAAGCGAAGAGCAACGTGAGTTGAGAATGCGAATGATAGATTTGGATGAAGAGGCTGAGATAAACGCCATGAAGGGGAATTATGAGAATCTTCAGGCAGTAAGGGACAAATACGAGAAAAAGCGCATAGACGAGCTGAACAGGCAGACCTATGAAGATATCAAAAGAATGGAGAATTCTGCTTCACGGCAGGCAGAGGCATTTGTGGTAGGGCTTGCTGAACAGCAGAACGAGCTTAAAAAAAGCCACCTGAAAGGCGAGATGAGTGAAGAGAAATATAAGGAGGCCCTTTATAAACTCACGATAAAATATAATAAAGAAATGCTTTTGGCTCAGATATCAGCAGCCGAGGCTGAATTGAAAGTGGCGGAGGCAACCGGTACCATCCCACAGGAGAAGATAGAGGAATTAAGGCTGAAACTCCAAAAGCTGCGCGCGGATTTTGGTTCGTTATTGAATGATGAGGCGTCTAATGAAGCTGAAAAAGGGAAGAAACAAGTAGAGGATTGGGCGGATGCTTTGAAAAACATTACAGATTCCTTTCCTTCCGAACAAAGCGGGTTTGCAGATTTCTTCTCAGGGATTAATGATGTGCTTGGAGATTTGGCCAAAAAAGCCCAAGAGGCAGGTGGTTCTTTTTCTGATATGTGGGCTAATATGTCAAATGGAGAAAGGCTTAAGCTTGTTTTAGGAAGTTTGGCTAAAATCTCTGACGGTTTGAATTCCATGATGCAGAACATATATGAGAACCGCATATCCAAAATTGAAGAGGAGCAGGAAGCCAATGAGGAAGCGGGGGAACAAGAACTGGCAAGGATTGAGCGTCTTGAAGAAACAGGTGCTATCAGTTCGGAAGAAGCGGAGGCCCGTAAACGTGCCGCTGAGGATAAAACAGCACGAAAAAATGAAGAATTGGAGAAGAAGAAAGCTCAATTGCAACAAAAACAGGCAAGATGGGATAAAGCCAATAGCATCATACAGGCTACTATTGCAACGGCTTTGGCTGTAGCGAAGGCGTTGCCTAATTTCGTACTTGCTGGTATTGCGGCGGCTATGGGGGCTGCGCAAATAGCTGTGATAGCATCACAACCTATACCTAAGTATGCCAAGGGTACTGATTCGCATAAAGGCGGATTGGCTGTAGTGGGTGATGGTGGTGTTCCTGAAACAATTGTTACTGAAAAAGGAGCGTATATTACTCCGTCTGTCCCTACTTTGGTTGACATCCCTAAAGGTGCGAAGGTTATACCTTATGCTGTGGATATGGACAGGATAAAGGCTCATGCAAATGATTTTGATGGTCTTATGGCATATAGAAGCGAAAACAATCTTCCTCCTGTATCAATAGTTAATGATTATAGCGAACTGGAGAAAAAGATAGGGCATCTGGAAAAATCACAGCAGATAGGATTTGCAAAATTAGCCAAGGCGATAAGAGAAAACAATTATCAGCAATTTTCAAAAAGTATCTGATTATGAGGTATACAAGTGACATATATGAACTTCCCTTGTCCGTTTTTATAGAGATTTATACCAATGATAGCAATACTATTGAATTTGACGATGAGGACAAAGGGGCTGCATCGGCAAAAATTATCAATGACTATATAGAAATTGTCGGGAGCAAACAGTTGTTCTCTGAGATATTGAATTGTAATGAGCGTATGAATCTTGCAATGACCGTGGAGTGCATGAAGGCATGTGAGAACATGATGAAGTTGAAAATGTATGATGAGGTGCGTGATATCCTGATGAAGATAGGTTATTCGTGCAAGAAAGGTGATGTAATGGCCATGAATGCTAGAATATCCGCGTTAAAATCCCGTGCACAATATGATTTGGATAAGATAAGTAAGGAAAAGAATGAGGAACCGAAGGAGAAGCCTACAAAACGGGGGTTTATAAATGAAGTTGTCGCTATTGGAAAATATAATAAGATGCATATCAATCTGAAAGAATGGACCGCCGGATCTTACGCCTGTCTTGTTAGGCAAACATGCGATGAAATCGATGAGTTAAACCGCAAGAGGAAGTGATTTGAAGGCTAGTTTGTGCGGTTTTGTTAAATTTACTTTTTTGTCTATATGATGCATTTTTTTTAAGTAATTTAGTGGCAGAAAATAAATGAGGACATTGGTGGAACTCTGTCTGCGTAAGATATTAAGCCGTCGGTCATTTGGTGTAGAGTTCCACAATATTGCATCATTTGGCTGGCGGCTTTCCTTTTTCCCGTGTAAAGGAGCACGGTACGAAAATTGTATGGATGGAATTCAGATTTTCAAGAATGAATCGTTCGGTGAAGTAAGAGTAGCCGGAACAAGTGAAGAACCTTTGTTTTGTGCAAAGGATGTAGCAACTGCATTGGGATATTCTGATACAGCTGATGCAATACAAAGACATTGCAAATCAGGCAAAAAGGTGTTTTGCCCACATGGAAACGGAATTGGTGGAACTAATATGGTATATATTCCAGAAAAGGATGTATATCGGTTAATAATGAGAAGTAATCTTCCTAATGCCGAACAGTTTCAGGATTGGGTATGTGATGAAGTTCTTCCTTCTATCCGTAAGCATGGCATATATGCTACCGATAATGTTATAGACCAGATACTGAATAATCCGGATTTTGGTATTGAACTTCTCACTAAGCTAAAAGAAGAACGGTCAGCACGCATTGAAGCCGAGAAACAGGTAACTATTCTTACACATGTAAATAAGACCTATACATGTACGGAAGTAGCAAAAGAACTGGGCTTTAAATCTGCAATCGAGCTAAATAAACGATTAAAGGATCTTGGAGTACAGTACAAGGTTAACCAGACATGGGTCCCATACACTAAATATTCTACTCTTGGCTGGTTTGATATAAAGCAAGAGGTTGCTGACAATGGGCATATTATCTACCATAGAAAGATTACCGGAATTGGTAGGCAAGGTATAATCAATCTTATTAATCCTAGCTGATATAAGCTAAATAGATAGATTTATTTTTAAAGGGTGTACCGAAATCCGGTGCCCGTGCTTGAATAAAATTCCTTGGTCACTCATAATAAATAAAGTATAAATGTTCTACCGATGTGAATTATTGATCGACGGTCTGAGGTACAGGGTTACTGATGATCTTGAGAATTGGGACGAGGTGAAGGCTAGTTTCAAGAGAAATGACTATGACGGTGTTATCCGTACCTTTTCCAACAAATTTTCTTTTGCTGGGGATGCTAGAAAATTGCTGTTAAAACAATATGATGAAGATTATTTGAGTGCTTCTGCCTCAATAATAATAAGTACAAGAAATAACAGTTGGTTGTATAATGAACGGTTTAGTTGCGCTCTCAATTTCTCTACATTGCAGGATAATGGTAGTATCTTACAGATAAATGCCGTGGATGATAGCGTGGCGTCCATGATAAAGTCAAAAAAAGGAACTCAATATGAATATTCGGTCGAAGAGGTGAAAAGCCCCATTTCTCTTGTTTATGACGGGCTTGAACTTTCAGAATCAGCAAAATGGATTCCTACAGGTGATACATTGGAGGACGATGACACTCTTATTAATGTTTATTTCAGCAAGAAAATGTCACCAATGCCAATATATATAACTGCCAGTGATTCCTTAATAAAGGGGTCTCTTGAATTTAATGATCAAACAGTAGGTGGTGATGATGTATATTCGATAAAGGCTCTGAAATCAATTAGGATAAATATAGAGTTTAATATTGATATGTTTGTGTTTAGGAAATATCAGTCTGGTGCTTTGGGATATGATGTAAGAGGTGTGAGGCTCCAGATTATGAAGATAAGTAATGAGATTAACAGTAATGGGGAAGCGGTGACTACGAAAACGGTGATAGGAAGTTTTGAACTTACGACAGAATCAGAAACGCCAGTGGAAAAGAAGGTTTCGGAATCGTACAATATAAGTCTTTTGCATAATGATAAAATAATAGTGAGAGCTATGTATGTCAATGAGAAAGAAGAGATTGTACCTGTATTGCCGGATTTGCCATACAAAGTCTCAACATCAAGTTATTTTAAAGCATCATGGAAAAATCGAATAAACCCTGTTGAGATGGATGTTATAAAGCCCGATACATTGCTGAACAGACTGCTTAAAAGTATTAATGGAGAGAAAGATGGTTTGACTGGAGTGATTGAGGGGACAGGAGATAGAAGGCTTGATAATTGTATGCTCTTGGCGGCTGAATCAGCCCGTAAGATTCCTGGAGCCAAAATATATACATCCTTCACCAAATTTGCAAACTGGATGAGTTATGTGTTTGGTTATGCTTACGACATATCCGGGAATACAGTAACTTTCCGGCATAGAAGCAAATACTTCTCGGATGATGTTGTCAAAAGGATAGATGATTTATCTGATTATGAGATGAAGGTTAATTCTGCATTGGTGTATTCTCGCATACGGATAGGCTTTGACAAGCAGGATTACGATACGGCTAATGGAAAGGACGAGTTCCGTTTTACGAATGAATATACCACAGGCGTGACCATGACGGACAATAGCCTTGAAATGATATCTCCATACCGTGCGGACGCATACGGCATAGAGTTCCTTGCTGACAAGATAGGTGAAGATACTACAGACAACGAAAGTGACACTGATTTATTTATGGTAGGGGTAAAATCTGATTCGTCTGGACTTAAGTATATATTGAACAGGGATTATCTTATGGGTGGCGTTCTCAGCCCTGACACAATGTTCAATGCCATGTTTTCCCCTTCTTCTATGGTTTTGGCCAATGAAGCATACATCGGCTCATCTGTTGAGATGCTTACTTTTGCGTCATCAGATGGTAATAGTGATGTGGGTATTGATGGAATGGGGGAAAGTAGGGATATAATTCTTTCAAAAAGGATGTTTACTGTGGCGGAGGTGGAATTTGAAACTTCGGATGTGGAACTTCCGGAAGATCTTACAGGAATTGTTGAAATGGAATATCAAGGCAAAGTTGTACAGGGATATTATCAGCAGGCTGATTACAATTTTACAAAATCACAAAGTTCAAAGGTAACTTTGATCGTGAAAAATTTAAATTCGTTATAAAGATTCAAATTTTAATTGTTATATTTGCAATGAAAGCTTGTGAAGTCACAAGTTACTAGAAACTTACGAAAAGACTATGATATCAATCGGAGATGTTTGTCCGTTATTCTTTAAACCGCTGAAATATAAATATTCAAATGCTGGATGTTTCAGACAAGTATTTTCTGTGTCAGACAACATCCTGCTGCAAATCTTTTGTGATAACGGCGAAAAACCTTCAGCTTATTTGAATGATAAGATCGGCAATATTTCCTCCAAGATAACACTGCTTACTTATGATGTAAATGAAAGCATTAAGATGTATTATGCCTCATTATCTCCTTCGGAGGGGATATATACAGTAACTATAGGCGATAAAGAATGTGAGGAGTTCTGCGTGTGTGAGAATATAGGTGATTCTATTCTGATTGAATATTCCCATAAAGATAATAATTCTGCGTTTGATAATATATTCTGGATTGATGAGGTCCGGCAGATGTTCCAGTTCAGAATAATAGGAGGATTCAAGCCGGATGGGGTGGAGTTGAAAGTTGAAAACGAACAGTTTGTGAATCAGAAGCAGGAGATAATAGAAATGTATTCTCTCCCTTATAAAACATTTGATTTTGTTTTCGGGACAAGTTGTGGCGTTCCGTATTATATAGCGGAGTTTATAAATAAGGTACTTTGCCTTTCTCACGTCAGCATAAACGGTAATTTGTATGTACGGGAAGGGGATTCTGTCCCGGAAAAGCTTGATACAATAGGTAAGAAACAGATGTTTATATATAAAGTGACTTTACGCCCTAGAGAAAACGATATTGCTGGGATCGGAGGCAAAACTGAGATCGCAACTTCTTCTTCAGGTATAGCATTTTTGCTAACTAATCCTGAAGAGGACGATGTGTTAAAATACAAGAAGGCGCAAGCTGCTTTTGTTAATGAAAATTATGTGTAATCATGGCTAGAAATCATCCTATAAAGATATTGTGGTACGGTTCGGAAACGGATGCAGAAGGAAATCCGATTATACCGAAAATATCCCCATCATTTGAAAAGCGATTGGAAGGGTTGAATGAGGGTGAGATATACATACATAATGATGATAAGAATCCTTCTATTTACATAAGGACCAATAAAGACCGGGTTGTTGCCATATCGGGAAGTGCAAATATAGAGGAACTTTCCAAATACTTCCTCCGCAAAGATATCGCCGACACCTCCAACGGTCTGATCACTTTCTTGAAAGGTATCATTGTCAAGTCGTATCTTAAGATAGGTGAGTTCATAACCGGCGTTTCAGGTGGATACATAGACGAAAAGGGCAATCTTGAAATGGAAAGCGGTGTATTTCGTAAGCGTTTGTTTGTTCCTGAAATAGCCTATAACCGTACAACCTATTTCAAAGGACGTATGGTAAACTCCCCCGGTGGTGGTTGTACCGTATTGTCATACGTGGATAACGGCGATGGAACCTACACCATCGCTCCCGATCTGACAGATGCGGACGGATTGAGCCAGTTTGTTGATGATATCCTTACCACCTATTTTGTGACTAAGAATAGCGAAGGCAAACTGAACGGTTTTGAAGAAATGAAATTCCGTGTGACTGCCGCAGATTATACAGCCAAGAAGTTTACTGTCATTCCCCGTCCGGGGCATTCTGACTGGAAACCTGCCGAGCAGATGGTATTGGCACAAACAGGTAACTTTACGGACCCGGAACGTCAGACTTATATACTTATTGATTCCGTCAACGGAAACAACTGTATTACATTCTTTGACAATGCCAACACTTGGGACCCGGAGCCGGCACAGATGCCTGCGTGGTTCGGCAAGAAAAAAGGCATGACTGTAGCCGGTATTAATGCGGACAATTACTCAGCCGTTCTTCAAAACATTATCATGACTGGGCTTATCTTCCAGATAGATGAGATAACGGGGAACAAGGTTCGTGTACCTTTGGACAAGGGTGAATGGGTTGCAGGTAAGTACGCCTACTATGACCGGGTGTCACATAACGGGGCTTTGTGGTTGTGTGTTGATGATAACGGAACGACAACCGAGCCATCAGATGATAACCCGGCATGGCTGAAACAAGTGGACAAAGGAGCGGACGGAGCGACAGGTCCGCAAGGTGTTCCCGGAACGCCGGGAAAGGACGGTGTTACTTACTATACATGGATAAGATACGCCGACAACGCACAAGGCGGAGGTATCAGCAATAATCCTACAGGGAAGGCGTATATCGGATTCGCCTATAACAAAGCGAGCGCAACGGAGAGCAACAATCCTTCCGATTATACATGGAGTGAAATAAAGGGAGAACAGGGCGTTCCCGGTGTCGCTGGAACTGACGGAAAAACTTATTACACATGGATAGCTTATTCGGATAACGCGGACGGTACGGGTATGTACCAGCAGCCGAACGACAACACCAAGTATATAGGCATAGCAGTCAATAAGGAGACCGCCACGGAGAGCAGCAACCCTTCCGACTACACATGGTCGCTGTTCAAAGGTAAGGACGGGGTTGACGGTTTGTCCGTAGTCGGCGGTGGTCATTGGGAATCCTCCAAAACCCCGTACAAAGCCAATACAATAGTCACTCTTGCCAATTGCGTCTTTATATCCAAGGTGGAAACCTCCAATCCTCCCATCAGAATATTGCGTGTAAAAGGTGGCAATTTCTTAAGGAAGAAGGACGGTGGTTACTATCTTGCCGGGAAGCCGACCGACTGGGAGGTTGACGAAGACTGGGACATGCTGCTTGACGGGCGTGAGCTGAAAGGCGAGAGCATCACCTTCCTTGGTGAATTTGCCACGGCTCCTTCCAATCCGAAAAACGGTGACTCATACCGTAACACGACTGACCGTGCCACCTACATCTATCAGGACGGAAGATGGCAGCTTATGATATCGGATGGAAAGGACGGAACTAAATATGAATATATCTATAAGAGAGGAAATGTCATAGAGAATCCTCCTGCGAAGCCTGACAGCCAACAGAAGGATGATTATATTCCCGAAGGTTGGACGGATGATTTTCTTGGTGTAGATGCAGACCATCAGGTTGAATGGGGTTGCAAGCGTTTCAAGGAAAACGGTGTATGGTCAGAGTTCAGCACTCCAGCTGTAGTGCATCGCTGGAGCAAGGACGGGGAGAATGCCATCATGGCGGACTTCGATAACGAGATGGTCAATGCAGCCCTTACTTCAGATGGGAAGGTCGTATCCTCACAGACTTGGAATACAACTGTCAGTATGTGGTATGGAACGGAGAAGCTCACGCTTGACAGCATCACCTGTACACCTGACACAAATCTTCTGTGTGCGACAGACAAGAATACGGGAGTGGTGACAATATCGGTATCTGCCGGAGCTACTCTTGCTGCGACAAACACGGTGAAGATCACAATCAGGGCTACAAAGAACGGGCAGCAGTATTCCCGTGATCTGACATTCACTGTAGCCGGGGTCCGTGGAGGTGCGAATGGTGCAGATGCCGTATTATACAATATTGTCGTTTCCGCCAGTTCTGTAAGCAAGGACAAGAACGGGAACTATAGCATTTCTTCCGTGTCATGTTACAGGCAGAAATCAGTAGGAGGTGTGATATCCACTACTACGGACGGTATATTGAAATACAGCATAGACGGTGGAGTAGAAACTACCACAGACAATAATACAGCCATACCCAGTACAAACTTCACAAAGACTTTGAAGTTTGTCTTCTACGTGAATGACCGTGTAGTAGATGTTGAAACCGTACCCATGATTGTGGACGGGAAGGACGGCGCCACAGGTCCTCAGGGTATTCCTGGAACACCGGGAAAGGATGGGGCTGATGGTGAGAGCATTACAGCCGCAGGTCATTGGGAATCCGCCAACACTCCGTATGCGAAGAACAGCACAGTATCGTTTGCCGGAGGATCTTACTTAAGCAAGGTTCAAACATCCAACCCGCCACTTCCGCTTCTTCGTGTGAGAGGTGGACGTTATCTAAGGAAGAAGGATGGCGGTTACATACTTTCCGGGAAGAGATCGGACAAGGCTGTCAACTCCGACTGGCAGGAAATGACTTCCGGTGTCGAACCATCTCCATCATATTGGCTTGACAGCCCGGTAAGCACGATAAACTTCACCAGTACGGGCACACCGTCACCGTCATCGTTTGTCGTTACCATGAAACAGAATGTAGGCGGTAACGTGAGCGATACGAACAGGTTCTATCTTGCTGCACGCAAATACAACGGAAGCTGGCTGGCTCATGTAGGTGCTACCCTAAGCAATCAGATATCCGTTCCTGCGACAGCCGGATACACCCAGTTTGCCGTCCGGGCTTATAAATCAGCTTCCGATGCGTCCGCTTGGAATAACAATTATGTGGCCGAGAAGGGTGTGGGTGTTGCAAATGATGGTTCCATAGGAGCAACCGGAGCAACAGGGGCGTTTCCCCGTGACAGAGGTGTATTCGTATCAGGACAGACTTATGTCTGGAATGCGGATTACCGGGATAAGGTCATATATCTGATAGGGGGAGTTTATTATAATTTCCTTGTAAAGAATTACGGTGCTTCCGTTACCGCTGCACCCACATCAGCCAACGGGGATTCGAACTGGGAAGCTATGCAGAAGTTTGTGAATATCGCCACTGACACCCTTTTCGCCGATGGTGCGAATGTAGCCGGCTTCATGTTCAAAGACAAGGTTCTCAAGTCTTTTAACGATAAAGGTGAAACTCTTCTTATCAACGGTGAAACCGGGTATTTCAAATGTAAGAATGCAGATATTACAGGAACAATCACGGCGGATAAAGGACGTATCGGTCCGTTCTCCATCGTTTCGGGGGTTTTGTCCTCAAAGATCCTTTATGAAAATGAAACAAATAAATACGTCGGTTTCAATCTGTCTGCCGGACAAATTGAGTTTTATAACGAAAGGACATTTGCAAACGTAAGAATCGGGGGAAACACGCAGTTTGTCACCATTGAAGGGATTAAGTATGATGCTGGAATTGACATACAGAGTCCAAATGCCATGATCGGAATGCACATCAAGACTCCAAGCATTCCTCTATTCGTGGAGGGAGGTAACATTTTCCTTCATCCGAACAATGACAGCTATGTTTCTCTTCGTGGCATAGTTGGCAACTGGAGGAACATATCCGTCAGCACTCCCCTGAATAACAATGATGATAATGTGATGTTTATTAATACGGGCAATATAGAAGTGACACTTCCTCCGGATGTTCCGGGACATACTATATACTTCAAACGTATGAGCGGCGGAGTAAGATTGACAGGAGGACGGATCCTGCCTGCTCCCGGAGGACAGGAGGTGTCTTATATTGATTTGGATTTTGCATCCGGCTTCATTAAGTGTATGGGTAATTATTGGGTTATGTTTTATTGCGGATAATTTAAATATAAAGTATGAGAATAAATTTTGCACAATTCCCTATTTATGATGGGATTAAAAAAGAAAAGCTTATAGCCAGTAACATCACTGAGGCCTTCGGTGACTGGATATATAAGAACGTAGCGGGCTTGAAGGCGCATCTCCTTGCGGAGAAAATCTTCAAGTCGACTGTAGATGGTGTGGAACTTGACGAAGAGGAGGTGGATATCATAAGACGTTCTACCCCTATGTTGTCCGGCTTGCTGGCCGATTCGTTGAATGATTATCTGGATAAAAAGAAGGAGGAACAACATGAAGATTGAGAATTTGGAACGCGCCAGCCGGATCAATGACGAACTGGCGAAACTGAAGCTGGCGAAAAATACATTGAATAACGGAGGCTATGTCCGTATCTACAGTAGCGCCCGGTCAAGTGCCGGATGTGTGGAACTGGATATAGCGAACTTCAATGACGAGGTGAATACGTGTATTGACGACTATATTACAAAACTAGAATACGAAATAGAAACGCTATGATGAAAGAATTATGGCAATTAATCAAGATGCTGTTCTCAAGCAAGCCGGGTGATTTTAATACTCCTGAGCTGCTTGCCATGAAGCATTATCCTTTCAAGGGATACCGTTTTATGATGTGGTGCGGACGGATGATATACCGTGCCGAGAACAAGGAGAACATAGATAGGTATATGCAGACCTATGCGGGTAAGGAAAGCTTGACGCACGAAACCATACACCTGCGTCAGGCACAGGTTACCGGCTCATGGGTAAAATACTACTGGCGGTATTTTACCGAATGGATCAAGGGAAACCCTATCTGCCATCCTGCGAGTTCGGCATATTATACCATAAAATACGAAATGGAGGCGTATGCCAACGAGGGCAATTTGGATTATCCCGTGAACTACGACGGAAGCAATCTTTCTCGGTACAAGATAAAAGGTGGCAGGAAGAAGCTGTACAAATCGATTGGCGGCACTTCAAAAGCGTGGAAAACTTATATAAGAACTTTATAAAATTTGGATATTATGAGTGATTTGATTTTAGAAAATATAGTTGGCTTCAAAGCTGTGGATAAAAACGGCAACGAACAAAATGTGACAGTAGATGAAATGGTGGATATGGTTTCCACAAGAATGGTTATGGCTTTGTCTGAAACTTCAACATTTGCCGCCGCTGCTGCAACAGGAAATGACGTGTATGAGAATGAACTTCCGACAGTGACGGATGCCGCAAATGTAAGAGTTTTACAAAGTAGCGGAGATGCGGCAAAAATGACGATGCAGTCGCTTGCATCAAAACTGGGAGAACTTTTGCCACTTTCGACAAATACTAATAAGGGATTAACAAGGAGAA